ACTCTTCCGGCGCAGTCTCTGGTCCCGGGGCGTCGGCCTCGGGCTCTTCCTCCAGGACCCGCGAGCACGACTCTTCCGGCGCAGTCTCGGGTCCTGGGGCATCGGCCTCGGGCGCGTCGGACCGGCAGCCGGCGGGGATCGTCGACCACGCCGCGTCCGCGTCCCTGCTGGGCGCCGGCGCCTCCGCCGCGGGCTCTGCCTCCAGGATGCGGTCCCACGACGCCGCGGCCGCGCTCTCTGGAGCAGGCGCGTCGGCCTCGGGCTCTTCGTCTAGGACGCGCGCACACTCCTCGGCAGGCTCGCTAGCCGGGCCCGGCGCTTCGGTCTCCGGGGCTTCTGCCCTGGCCCGCCTGCACGTCTCGTCTGCGTCCCTGGCCGGCGCCGGCGCCGCGGTAGTCGCCGCGGCCGCCAGGATCCGCGCGCACGACGCGGCCGGAGCGCTGGAAGCCTCCGGGGCAGGCGTTACCGGGGCGTCGGCACGCCTCTCAGGTCCTGCCGAGCACTCGGCGTCGGGCTCGCTATCTTCCGGGCAGGCGCAGGTCGCCTCCTCCTCCTCGCGCACCCGCTCGCACGCCTCCTCGGGAGAAGTGTCGGCGCAGGGCGCCGGCGTGTCTGGGACGTCGTCGCGCTCGTCGGGCCCGGTAGACCACGACTCTGGCGGAGCCCTCTCGGCCGGGCAGGCGCAGGTCGCGGCCTCGGCCGGTCGCACGAGGATCTACCTGGCCGCCGGCGCGCTGGCCGGGCAGGGGGCCTCGGCATCTGGGGCCGCCGATCGGACTCGCGTCGCGTCGTCGTCCGGAGAGCTGGTCTCTCAGGGGACGACAGTCGCGGGCGCGGCGGCGAGGACCAGGCAGCACGCGGCCGGCGCCTCCCTGCAGGGCGCGGCCGCGTCGCTGTCAGGCGCGGCCCACCGCGCGGCGCTGCACGTCGCCTCGGGCTCCCCGCAAGGCGCCGGCGCCCTCGCCAGCGGCTCAGGGCTCGTCGACCGCCTGGCGCAGGGGCACGCCGCATCCGGAGACCTCGTCGGCGACGGCGAAGGGTACACGGCCGGCAGCGCCGTCCGCTGGGGACTGCGATTTCCGATCGCAGTATCGAGCCAGGGCAGGCCCCTCGCCGGCAGAGCCTTCCCGGCCAGGCCAATCGGATCTCCAAGGGAGTTTCCTTAAATGTCGCTTATCGTCGAGACGGGTGCGGTGGTCGCAGGTGCGGAGAGTTACGCCTCGGTGTCGGACGCCTCCGCCTACCACCTGGCCCGCGGCAACAGCACCTGGGGGGTTTTGACCACCGCGCAGATGGAAGAGGCGCTGCGCCGGGCGACCGACTACATGCTGCAGACGTACCGCGCCCTCTGGAAGGGCTACCGGAAGGACGCCTCTCAGTCGCTCGACTGGCCGCGCTCCTTCGTCTACCTCGAGCCGTTCGTCGTCGGAGGGGTAGGCGAATATCCCTACCTCGTGGCCGACACGGTAGTCCCCGACGAGGTCGAGCGCGCCTGCATTGAGCTCGCCATTCGCGCCGCGGCCGGAGAGCTGTCGCCAGACCTCGAGCGTGCCGAGCAGAGCGTCCGCGTCGGAGAGATCGCTGTTACCTACGACAAGAATTCCTCCGAGTCGCCGCGCTACCGTGCCGTGGACGCGATGCTCTCGCCTTTCCTGAAGGGGACGGCGATGAACATGAAGGTCGAGCGGGCGTGAGCCTCTACGACAGGCTCGCCGCCACGGCCGCCGCGCTTCTCGAGAAGTACGGGCAGGACGTGACTGTGCGCAACTACACGACCGGGACCTACAACCCGGCGACAGGCCAGAACGCCATGACTTCGTCTGACTCCACTCGCAAGGGAGCCCTGTTCAGCTTCGGAAAGGGACAGGCGCTCGGCCCCGGAGGCCTCGTCCAGGTAGGCGACAAGAAGCTCCTGTTGGAGGCCGGGTCTTCGGCGCCTTCTCTCGAAGATAACATCGTCGTCGGCGGCGAAGTCTACGTGGTCAAGGGCATCGAGCCTGCCGACCCGGCAGGGACGCCCGTGCTCTACACGCTGCACCTAGGAAAGGGCTGAGACATGGCATGGTCAGACGCGGCAAGGAGGGCGGCGGCAGAGGCGCGCAGGCGCAACCGGCGCGCGATCTACTCGCCCCCGAAGAGGGGCGACGGCGTGCACGTGCGGCGCTCGCAAATGGCAGAGACGCTGCGAGAGGCGAGGGGCACCGGCCTGCGCGGGCCCGGCAAGAGCGCGCGGGCCGTGGAGATGGCGACCAACACCGGCAAGTGGGCGTGGAACTCGCCTGGCCAGAAGCCGCACAAGTACTTCACCAACGTGAAGGGCGCGCAGTACGTCGACCAGGGCCTGGGCGGGTTTACCTGGGACAAGGGCGCGAAGCGCTGGAAGGCGACGCCGGCGCAGGTGAGAGCGATCAGGCGCCGCAACCGCGCCGGCATGGGGAAATAGGGCGTGGCCAAGGGCTTCTACAACCGATCCAGCTCCTTCTCCCTCTCGCTCAAGAAGTTCGCGGAGAAGGCGGCGGCCAACGCCGACCTCGTCGTCGCCAAGGTCGTGCACGACATGGGCGTCCGCATCGTCGAGCGCTCGCCAGTCGGAGACGCGACGCTGTGGTCCTCTCCGCCGCCGAAGGGCTACATCGGCGGGCGCTTCCGCGCGAACTGGCAGTACGGCAACTACTCGGGAGCGGGCATACCCCAGCAGGCGCTTCCCGACATCGACCCGTCAGGGGGAGCCTCCATCGCGCGAATCGCGGCCGGCATCCCGGCGAAGGGCGCCGCCGGCATGCGCCACGTCCTGGTCAACAACCTTCCCTACGGCCAGCGGCTCGAGGACGGCTGGAGCAGCCAGGCGCCGGCAGGCATGGTCCACCTGACCGTGATCGAATTCCAGCAGTTCGTCGAGCGCGCCGCCGAGGGCCTGCAGAAGTGAGCCGCCTCAACATCCGCGCCGCGCTCGAGGTCGCCCTGAACGCGATGGCGCCGGCGCTCGCCACCGCGTGGGAGAACCAGCCGTTCCAGCCGCCGGTCGCGACGACGGCCTACCAGAAATTTCACCTAATGTTCGCCGATCCGGACAACCGCGAGGCGGGCGCCGCGTACCAGGAGCGCGGCTACGCGCAGGTTACCCTCATGTACCCGATCAAGGCCGGCCCGGCCGACGCCGAGGCGCGGGCGTCGGCCGTGCTGGCCGCCTTCAGAAAAGGATCTTCGTTCTCAAGCGGTGGTTACACAGTCGTAGTAGATAGGACCCCAGCCATAGGGAACGGGACAGTGGACGGGGATCGCTGGTCCTTGCCCGTGAAGATTCCCTTCCACGCAGACATCTCCTCCTGAAAGGAAACCGCAGCCATGAAAATTATCCGCAAAAGCCTGCTCTCCGCGCTCGAAGCGTACGTATTCGACAGCGGCCTCGCGCTCGGCGCCATCGCGCAGAAGATCTCGAAGCAGACCGTGATGCGCCGGCAGACCTCCCTCGGAGTGGTCGGCGCCGCCACCGGCCAGGTGATGCGCCGCACCAGCTCGATATTCAAGGCGTCGCGCGACATGTTCAAGTCCAGCGAGGTGGTCACCCACCACCAGTCGACGGGCGCGAGCTACGGGCTCCGCAAGACCGACGGCTCGCTCGCCGGGCACCTCTCGCCCGGCACCTACCAGATGCCCATCGAGAACATCCTCGAGGCAGTCTTCGCCGCCGTCGCGCCGTACAACTCGGGCATCGACACCACGGCGTCCGCGTCCTCGCCGCAGTTCGTCGACGCCTCCGGCGGGTTCCTCACCGCCGGGCTCAAGGTCGGGATGGTAGGCCGGTGGACCGGCTTCGTCGGCGCGACGGACAACAACGACCGCAACTTCTGGATCACCGCGCTGACCGCGACCGACATGACGGGCATCTTCCTGGACGGCACCGCCGTCACGGCCGACGCGGCCGGCGACGACGTGACGTTCACTCCGGTGGGCAAGTTCTGCAAGCCGCCGCTGACCGGGCACGTCAAGACCTACCTGCAGGTCGAAGAGTGGTACGGAGACCTCACCGACTCCGATCTCTTCAACGACATGATCGTGGGATCGGTCGACTTCGACCTGCCGGCGACCGGAAACGCGAACTTCAACTCCACCTACGTCGGCCTCGCGCGCGTGCTGAGCGGCGCGCAGGTGATGTCGGCACCGACGGCGGAGACCTCCACTGGCATCATGTCCGCGATCAACGGGCGGCTGTACGTGAACGGGGCCACCACGCCGATCACGGGCCTCAAGATCAGCATCAAGAACGGCGCCGCAGACACCGGCGCGGAGGTGGGATCCAACTCGGCCAGCGACATCTCCAAGGGCGTGATCGAAGTCGAGGGCAGCTTCACCTCGATGCTGCGCGACCAGACGCTGTCGGCGCTGCTCGAGGCGGAGACCGTCGTGAGCATCGCCTCGGTGCTGACGGCCGACGAGACCGCGACGAGCGACTTCATGGGATTCGTGCTCGGCAAGGTCAAGATCACGAGCGACGCGCCTGACGACAACGCCGCGATCATGCGCTCCTACTCCTTCACCGCGGAGATCAACCGCGCGGGCGGCGCGGCGCTGGCGTGGGACGACACGATCATCACCGTGCAAGATTCGGCTGCCACCTGATAACGGGCGGAGCCATAACTCTCTCCAGGTCCGGGCCGTCTTTCGTGGCCTTCCCCGTGGCCCTTCTCCTCTGCGGGGCGGGTGCGGGGGCGGTCCG